CACCGCCTAACTTTAAAGCTTGGTCGGTAATTGACTGCAAGGTGCCATCCATTGGATCAAGGCCAAAGGCTTTAAGTTTTACAAACGCCTGGCTTACCTGATCAAGTTGCAGCGGGGTGCTTTTTGTAAAGTCCTTTACCCAGGCGGTGGCTTTATCACCTGCGGCAATGCTGCCCATGAGCCCCTGCATTTGTACGCCTAGCTTTTCAAACTTATCACCGGTGCTAAATACTTGGCTTACAGCTTGGGCAACCCGATCAAGCCCCACATAGGCTGCGGCCAATGCGGTAACTTTGCCTATTACACCGTCTAGGCTTTGTGCTTGGGCACGTTGCGCTGTAGTGCCTTGGCGCAGCTCATTGCTAAACTTATCAACTGAGCGGCCTGTTTTATCAAACTGAGCGGCTAAATCGCGCTTTGCGGCACGTAAGTTATTGGTGTTTACATCTGACTTTTTAAGGGCATTTTGTAGTGCGGTGTGCTTACTGGTTTGCTGGGTAAGCTCGGTGCGCATTTGTGTTAGGTCTTTTTCTGCGGCGTCTAGTGAGCGCGCAAGTTGCACAAATGGCTTATCGGTGTTTTTGGCTTCGGTTTGTAATTGTTCTAGTGCGCGTGCGGCTGCTGCGGTGGCAATTTCTTGTTGTTCTAGTTTTTGCTTTGACTGCTCAAACGCACGTATTAGATCAGCTTGGTTAGCTAATCCGTCTAATTCGTTGGCAAGTTTACCCGCCGTTTGGCTGGTTTGTTTTGCACTTGTATCGGTTTGGTTTAACGACTCACTGAGCTTATCAGCGGCAGGATTAGCAGCATCGGCGCTTTGCTCAATATTTTTAAGCTCTGTTACCAGCTGCTCAATATTTTGCTTGCCTGTGGCTTCGGCAACTATGCGTAGGGCTAATTCGAGGGTTTTATCTGCCATGATGTTAACTCAGTTTAAACAAGGTTTAAATGGGGATAAAGGGGCAAACAATGCCCCTTTATAAATACGCTTAATAGGGCTTATGAAGCGTCTAGCTCGTCAATGTAGTACGGCTCATTTTTGTTTGCTACCAGCTTAGCTGTGCCCTCAAGCGCAGCGGTTACAAACTCACTGCTTGCTAAGTCAAGCTCTGATGTTGGCATCATTGAAGTGTCGTAAATTTCAAAGTTAACTTGCTTACCATTGGCTAGGTTTGTGCCCTCGCCAAAAATACGTAAGCGTGTTTGACTTACTGTTGCACCGTTAATGCGTTTACCAGTGCGGGCGTTGTAGGTGCCGTTAATAGTAATACTGCCACCAGCGTCTAATGCACCGCCTTTAATGGCGCGAATCATGCCCAGCGCAAAGTTAAACTCGTAATCTACACCTGCATCTAAAGTTACTGTTGCTTGCTTTACTACTACGTCGTTTGTAAAGTTTTGCCCTGGTACTGAAACCCACGATTGGTTAGCAGGCATGGTTACGGCTTCGTCGGTTAATGTACCGGCTGCGTCGTTAATTGCAGCCACATCGCCCATAAGCGCAAGTGCGATCATTTCGGCTGGCTGGTCGTCAAACTCCCATGTGATCACGGTTGGCTTGCCTATTTTTACGTCATCAAGTGATTGGCCCTTAGTGGCTTTTTTATTTGATGTACGTACAACCGAATCGGCTTCGGCCTTAATGCCTAGCTTAGTGGTGTTAATTGGGCCAAAAATTTGGCCGGTGCTTACGCCTTGCTCATTTAAGCGGTCTACAAAAATGTTGCCCGCTAGTAAAATACCGTCGCTCATATTAAAGCGCTCCTTTAAGTCTCATTTGACAAGTAAAAGCCAGCGGGTAATACGCATGGCCTTTGGTGAATTGGGGTTTAGCTGGGGTGTTTACTCTAAGCCATGGCCCTGTGCCGTTAAGCACTTTGCCCGCCATAGCGCGAATAATGTTAGTTATGTGCTCACCTGCGTTTGTGTCTTGCTTACGCACTGCCAGTACAACAATCCATGTTTGGGTTAGCTGCATTAAATGGCCGGCGTTTTTACTCTCTGGTAAGTTATCGCCATAGTACATAAGGTGAATGCTGGGTGTTGTTTGGCGGTCTTCTTTTACGTCGGCTAGCTCGTCGCTTAAGTAAACACGCTTAATGCCTGGTACTTTTTCAAGTGCCTGTTTAAGCGGATTTTGCGCGGCAAAATAGTCTGTGGTAATTTCAAACATTAAATAAACCCCTTAGACTTTTCACGTGAAAACACAGTCCCTGAGCTTTGTATGGTGGCGGTGTCTTGCACTTTTGCGTCTTCGCCTAGGGCGTTAACCCCAATGCTTAACTCTCCTTTAGCTACTGAGGTTAAAAACTTTACTGCGTCCTTGTAGCGGGTTTCTATGTGCTCTGGGGTGTCGTTTGTGCCTAATTTATAACGGGCAATATCACAACAAAATTGCTCAAGTAAGTTAGGCACCGTGACAAGCGGCAATTCATAACGCCCAGCTAAATAGCCGTTAATCATGTCGCTTGCATCGGTAATGGCCTGCTCAATAACTGCGGTATTAATTACACCAGCGGGGGCGTCGTCGCGTTCACTTAAATAAATAAGCTCTTGCTCGCCAAAGCGCTTTTGCATTGCGGCTATTGTTGCGTAGGCCATTTACTCGCCCTCGCCTGCTTTGGCTGCGTCTTGTAGCCATTGCCATGCTTCATCACGCTGTGAGGCAGATACTTTAATTTTAACTACCTCGCCCTCGGTTTCGCCTGGTGCTTCATAAGCTACCTGATCAACAACCGGCTTAAGCTCCATTTGCGCATCAATCATTAAGGCAATAACGGGTTGTAGCTCAATGGGTGCTTGGGTGTAATCAACTTGAGAGTAGAGTTTAGGGGCATCTAAATTTGCACCCACGTTATTTGCGTCCAGCTGTGGGTTCTGCGCAGTACTCGCATCGAGCGGTACAGCTTGCACCGATAAGCGTGGATCATTTTCAATTGCTTCAAGCTGCTCTTGGGTAAGTTGCTCTGCGGGTAATGTTTGCTTGCCGCTGGTGAGACTAATGCCGCCACGACGGTAGCCCGTAGGCTGCGTGCAATGGACAATGATAGCAGCAAGGGCTGTAAGCTTAAGGTTTTTAGCCATTTCATTATTACTCCTGGTTTAAAGCGTGGGGCTTTAAAGCCCCGTACTTAATAGGGTTTTATGGGTGGTTAAAGGTAGTCAGCTACTAATAGCTCTACGCGGCCTTTAAGTTCGTTTGAGCTGTTTGATTCCATTTCACGCTCTAACATGCGAGTTGCTTGCTTTTCCATGCTGGCAGGAACAACTAACATGGTTGGCTTAATACCCAATTTACGGCCACCGTCGGCTTTAAAGCTGCGCATTTTTCCGATGCTGTCCCATAAGTTATCTGGCGTTAATGCACGTTTGTTAGCAAAGGCAAGTTGCCAAAAACCAAAGCCTGCTGCATCACGGCAATCAACGCCGTAACGGTATTCTTTGCGAGTGAATACGGCTTCGTCGTCCATTTTTGTCATAGCAAGTAAGTTAGCCGTTTTGCGCTGTTGGAAAATAAGCGGCTTAAGGGCTTTTGAGGTGTCGAGTACGTACCAGGCTTCACCCTCGTAGGCTACATCTTCGGCCATATTGGCAGTAGACACCGCTACACCTGTGCCGTCGGCATTTGGATAAACCGGATGATCAACATCAAAATAGTTTTGCCCGTCGTAGCACAAGGTTGTAAAACCAGCGGCTAGCAATGGAAAAACCATTTCGTCTGGGTGGATAGCTGCGGCGTTACCCATTTCTTTAAAAATAGGTGAGTACACGCCTAGGTTGTCGTCTTCAATGTCGTTGCGGTCTACGCCTACCGTTGACTCGTAGTCGTCGTTGGTAATGGTGTACGCCTGCGATTTCATACTTTGAATATTACGATCGCCAATCCATTTAGCCAGGCTTGGGAACTTACCCAACCAGCCATAGGTATTACTGGCCGATGTAGATTTAATTACACTGGCAATTTTATTAAATTGTGGTGCTGCTTCTGATTTACCTTGTTCAAACTCAGATTTAAACGCGGTAAATAAAGCGTTTAAAATTGCTGGGGTCACTAAAGCCATTAGTTTTGCTCCTGTTTAGCTTTGGCATAAGCAGCATGGCTAAGACCTAGCTGGTCTGCTGCATACTTGTCTTCTGCTGTGAGTGCTGCTAAGCCGTCTTGCTCTGGCTTAGGTGCGTGAGTGGTTTGCTGAGCCGTTAAGCTTGCAATAGGTGAACGGGCATCTAACACCGCTTTTAACGCGGCAATACCTTGCTGATTACCCAGTGAAGTTAAATATTCTTCTTCACTGGCAATGATGCGCCCATCTTGTTTAGCTTTACTTACTTCTTGATCAACTGTTTGCGTAGCGCTGGTGCTTTTAAGTGCCACCATTTCAGTGTGCAATGCGTTGTAGGTTTCAACCGGCACGTACTTCGCTAAATTAACCTCAGAATCTGGGCTATTGGCTTTAAGTGCTGCAACGGCGTCATTAGCGTTACTTAGCTGGGTTGTGAGCGTGTCGGCTTCGTCGGCCTTGGCCTTTAAAGCCGTGAGCGCTGTTGTTGCTTGGGTGTAGTCTGCATCGGTGATTTTGTCACCATCCACAGTTATACCTAGCAAGCTCAGCAATTTTTGAGCTGCATTCATGGGTGTATCTCCATTGTTAACATGGGTTTTAGAAGTCTTTAAAACCGCTACTTTGTCCATACCGTCTACCGCTGGGTCGTTGGTAAGGGCAAAGTGGCGTAATTTAGTTGGGCG